AATTTTCTTCTCAGACGGAACTTCACAGAATACCGCGGCCGCTTCAAATGCATACTCGCAAGCAGCTTTCAGTAAAGCAAACAACGCACTGGCAAATACAACAGGTACTTTTGCAGGCTCTTTAACATTTACGGGTGGAATTACTGCCAATTCAAGTAATATTGGTAATCTAACACTTGCAAACAATGCAATATATTCTACTGCAACCAGTGTTGATATGGTTATTGGTCAATCAATAGCAACTGCAAATTTGGTTATCAATCGTACAACAAACATTACCAAAGATATTAATATAACTGGTAATTTAGTAACTAACGGAACACTAATAGATTTCAACAACACAACTTTTGATCCAAATACCGCTTTTGTACAGATAACAGGAGCAAATACAGCCTATCCTGCATCAAATACAAATTATATGTTGCAAATTACAGGTAAAGCGAATTCAACAACACGCTTAGTATTAGATAGTTTTGGTGCAGCTACTTATCCGGTAGTTGTTGGTCGAATGGCTCGAGGTTCTTCTGCATCACCAGCGGCAACTTCAAACAATGACGTTATGATGAGAATTGTTGGCAATGGTTTCACAGGAACACAATTTCCTGGATCCAGTCCAACAAAAATTGACTTTGTTGCATCTGAAAATTTCACTGATTCTGCAAGAGGAACTCGTATTGAATTTTATAATACACCGGTTGGTTCAAATACAATTCAAAGAATCGCGGCATTTAATGCAGATTCTGTAACTTTTACAGGCCGTGTTGAACCGCAAAAAGGTTTCATTTACACTCCAACAATATATCCTGGTGCTCAAACCGCAATAACAATTGATTTTGCAAATAATTCTCTTGTTAGGGCTCAAACAGCCACAGGTTTAGTTGTTACTCTATCTAACTTATTAGCAGGTAAAGAAGTTGTTGCATGGATAACAAACACAGCTGGAACAAACCAAACATTCACAACCGGTGTACCAGCATTAAATTCAACATTAAATGCAACAACATATAATATTCCAGGAACATCAACCATTTTAGCTAGATATATGTCAATAGATGGTACCGTGCAAAATACTTTCTGTTCTGTCACACACGCTTAATAAATAAATCATGGCATCAAATCTAAACATTCTCACAAATCAAGCAAAAGTAATCAGAGTTGAGACGGATTATTACAATCCAACAGTCAAACTCAATGGTGCTTCGATTAATTCCATATATGCTTTTATTGGCCAAGAAGATCCATGGCCAACAGTAAGTTCAAATGAAACTCCAACACAACCAACGGAAGACCAGACATATCTGAAAAAAATCTTCAAAAATATGTTTGGAGCAAAATTAATTAACTCTAGTAACATTTCACCTGTTATCCAAAGAATTAATTGGGCAAATAATACCAACTTCTTTGCATATTCTGATTCAGTAAATATGAATGCAAAAGATGCCAATGGATTTCCACTTTATAATTTTTATGTAAAGAACCGTTACGACCAAGTTTTCAAATGCCTTGCAAACAATAACGGAGGATTATCAACTTCGGAACCATATTTCCAACCAGGTTCTTATGGCACAAATAACATTTATCAAGGTGATGACTTTTATAAATGGAAATATATGTACACCATCGATGCAGGTCTCAAGAAAAACTTCTTGGATACTGATTGGATGCCTGTCCCAATTGGTGCAAACACACCTCAACCATACTTGACTACTGCTGGATGTGGAGACATTGAGGTAATCAATGTGACTAATGGAGGATCAGGTTATGATGCAGTTAACACATTTATCGTTGTTACTGTTACAGGAGATGGCACAGGAACCATTGCGAATGTAACCAGTTCACAAATAGTGGCTGGTGTAATTAAAGATGTTGTAGTTAAAGCCGGTTTTGCAGGAAATAACTATACCTATGCAAATGTTTCAATCAAAGCATATACTTCAGCAAATTTAACTTATATTTCACCTTTGGGTTCTGGTGCAACCGCTGTGGCTCCAATTTCTCCAGTTGGTGGTCATGCATATGATCCAATCTCAGAACTAGGTTGCAATCATGTTATGTATTCAGTTGAATTCAATGGTTCTGAAGGTGGTGTTTTGCCAACAACAGGTGTAAACTATCGTCAAGTTGGACTTCTTGTTAATCCACAAGTATATGGAATCTCTGGTCCTCTACTTGCTAATGGAGCAATTTATAACACTTCGACACAATTTTTAGTTTCTGCCGGTGCAGGAAATGTATATACTTCTGATGAGGTTGTACAACAATTCGACAATAATGGAAATGTTACATATTACGGAACTGTTTTAAATTTTAACACTTCAAGCAATTTATTACAGTTGATAAATACAAATGGAACATACACAGTTGGTCAATCAATTATTGGTTCTTCTTCTGGTGCATCAAGGGTAGTTTTCTCTGTAACTCCACCGTCACTTATTCCATTTTCAGGATATATAACATATGTTGAGAATCGTGTTGGTGTTCAAAGAAGTAGTGATGGCATCGAGCAATTTAAATTTGTACTAGGATACTAAAGGAAAAAAATGTCTTTAAATTTCAATGTTGGTCCATATTTTGACGATTTTGACCCATCAAAAAACTTCCATCGTATACTATTTAAACCAGGTTATGCGGTTCAAGCTCGCGAATTAACACAATCACAAACAATTCTACAGAATCAAATTTCTGAATTTGCTTCCGCAATTTATTCTACAAATACACCAGTTTCTGGTGGCCAAGTCACAATTAATCAAAATTGTTATTTTATTAAATTGAATACCACTTACAATGGTGTTACAGTAACTGCTCAAAATTTTGCAGGACAAATTATTCAAGATACAACAGGAACAATTCTTGCTAGAGTTATTGCTACGGCTGAAACAACAACCAGTGGTTCTACAGTTGGTGACCCACCAACATTGATTGTTTCTTATCTTTCAGGTGCCCAATTTACTGATGGTAGTGTTATTACAACAACCACAGGTGCAACATACTATGCTTCTGTGGCTACTTCCACAAGTACGGTTGTTAATGGAGTAACAACAACTTCACCTTCTACAGGTTTATCATCAACCGCCTCTATTGCAAATGGTGTGTTTTATGTTGTTAATGGATATTCCATTTCAAACAGTACAGGAGTCCAATATTCAATAGGTAATTTTGTAGATGTAAATCCACAAACAATCATTTTGGACAAGTATGATAACATACCTTCTTATCGTGTTGGTTTGCAAATTACAGAAACAATTTACGATTACATAAACGATTCTTCTCTATTGGATCCTGCTATTGGCGCTTCTAACTATCAAGCACCAGGTGCAGACAGATATGTTATTACATTAACATTGGTTACATTGCCTTTAACTTTGGGTAATGATGACAATTTTATTGAGTTGGTTCGTATTCAAAATGGTAACATCTTAAAACAAGTTGATGGTACAGTATATTCCACTATCGATGATTACTTTGCTAAACGCGATTATGAAACAAACGGCGATTATATTGTCAATGATTTCAAATTAACACCATCTGCAAATTCAACATCAAATGCAACATATGATTTAAGTATCAGTAAAGGTATTGCATATGTTCATGGTTACAGAGTGGAAAACCAATCCGATATTAAATTAACAAACACAAGAGCTCAAGATGTTGCAAATATTAGCAATAATCCAGTTTATGCAGATTACGGAAATTATTTTGTTGTAGATACTTCGAATGGTGTTTTTGATATTTCTACAATGCCTCAAGTTGATTTGCACTGCGTACCTGCAGCTAATATTGTTTCAACAAATACCACAACCTATTCATCAACAGTTGTTGGTACCGCATTTATGCGAAACATAACATATGCCTCAGGTACTGGAACAACTACTAAAAATTATGTTTACAATGCATATATTTCAGATTTTTCTGCAAATACATTATCTGGAAATGTTACTTCTGGTACTGCAACAACATTCACAATTAACGATACCAATGGTTCATTCTCAGCCACCTCTAACGCCTATTTCAATGTAACTGTTAGTATGAACACTGGTGGTATTATCGATTTGAGAAATATCACAAGTTATAACGGCGCTTCTAAAGTGGTGAATGTCAGTTCTCCATTTACCGTAACACCGACATCAACATCAACCTTCTCTTTGATATATCAAAATTATGATGTTGAATCTATTGTTAAGACTGCTGGTTCTGGTTCATATGCATTGACGGCAAATGTGAATATAAATGCAGCTGGAGGTAAAGTTAATGGACTTGCAAATACAGATACAATATTGTATTCACAAGTTGCACCTGAAATGATATTCAAAATTGGTTATCCATATGTTGCACAATTAACCACCACATCTTACTTTACACAAAGAGTATATCGTCAGAAAACATTCACAGGTAACACATTAACACTACAAGCAACATCAGGTAACGCAAGTAATCCACTGAGATTTGAAGGAACAAGCACACTATCAAGTTCTGCTGCTCAGCAGTTATTCATGGTTATAGATAATGCAACGGGTAATATTTTAGATTTTACTAGCTCAGGTAATACAATTTCAATTTCTTCTGATAAAACTCAAGCAACATTTACAGTTGGTTCTGGTGTAGGTACAAACAAAAATGTCACAATTATTGCACAAGTTCAAGCAAGCAGCGGTGATTCTTCAAGTTATGTTCTAAAATCTAAGTCTTTGGTTACAGGTAATACCATAACCGTTGGTACACTTGCAGCAGTTTCTGGAACAAATTCATATCAAGACCTAACGAAAGGTCAAATTACAATCAGTAAAACAGACTTTACAGTATCTGGCAAAATGTCATTGTATGTAAATGACGTTAAGAAAATTACTAAAATTGTTGATTCGGGTGTTGCTGGTACAAACCCAACCGGCGCATTATCAAATTATACTGATGTTACTAACTACTATACATTAGATAATGGCCAAAGAGATAATTTCTACGACCATGCATCGATTTCATTGGTTGCTGGTGCGCCACCACCTACAGGAAATATTCTTGTTGTTGTAGATTATTATTCACACACACAGGCTTCTTCGGGCGATGGATATTTCAGTATTCAATCATACAATACTTCAGGTTCAACGTATGGTGGTGTGTCGAGTTCAGCTGAAGCATATGCACAAATTGGAACTTACACTGCTAAAAGTGGTATACAATATCCATTAAGAGATTGTATCGATTTTAGGCCTTGTCGTGTCAATGGTCAGACTGCATATATTTGGGAATATTCAGGTACACAATCTTCTACCAACGATATTGGTATGTTGATACCTAATAATCTATCAAACTTTACAGGTTTCTATCAATACTATTTGGGTAGAAAAGACAAATTAGTATTAACAAAAGATAAAAGCTTTAACATAATTAAAGGTACACCTTCTGTTAATCCTTTATTGCCAAATGAACCATCAGGTTCTATGATAATTGCAAATTTAATTCATGACCCATACACAGCTTATGTGCCAGGTGAAGGAACGCCAGGTGTTCCATCAAACTTATCTGTCAATAAAATTATTCATAAGCGTTGGGCTAAAGAAGATATTACAGATTTAGAAACTCGTGTTAATAATTTGGAATATTATACTTCTCTGAGTATCCTAGAACAAAAAGCTAGTTCTTTACAGATTCCTGATGCTAATGGTTTAAATCGTTTCAAAAATGGTATTTTGGTTGATGATTTTTCTTCATACGGAACAGCAGATACACAAAATCCTGATTATGCGGCGAATATCAATGTTCGTAAAAATCAGTTAACAGCATTGCAATTGGTTGACAATTTTCAATTACAAAATCCTGTTGTTCTTGCAAGTTTAGGAACAGTAGCAAATACAAATAGTTATAGAATCAATAGTATCAATGGTGCTCAGACAAATCTATTTACTTTACCATACACAACAGAAAATGTTGCTGTTCAACCTTTAGCAAGTAGTACAGTTTCTGTCAATCCATTCAATGTTACAATACAAGA